AATTTAAAATTCGAAATATAGATGAAGCCAAAGATAATTTTATGAAGGTAGAAAAGAAAGTCGCTTCATTTGTGTTTAATGTATACAAGACGGCAAACAAATATAAACAGCAACGAGAAGAGATTCCCAAAAAATTACAAAAGATAATCACGGACTGGATGAAACTTAATCCTCATGATTATCTCTTGATGAATACGAAACAGAGCGGGAAAATTAACAGCACCCAGTTAACAAACATGCTCTATACGTTTTTTGGAAAGCCTACCTCAACATCTATGCTTCGTCATATCTTTCTTAGTGACAAGTACAAGGATGTCCCCGCATTAAAAGAAATGAAAGAGACGGCAGAGAAGATGGGTCACTCTTTGGACGAGGCATTAAAGTATACAAAGAAATAAATTCATATAGTCTTGGTTCCAGTGTGCATGATACTATATACATCCAAGCACACACCGATTAGTTTTTTATCTTTTGGTATTTATTTAAGATGCACGCAAACAACGAGACATACCATCTAGGCTTCTTCAATCGTTTAATAAGAAGCAATGTTTTAAAGTCTTCAGGGCGTGCTTGTCGTTCAGGTAGTTTGGCAAGGGAGTTATCACAATCGATATCTAAATCATCGATTTCAAATGCGTGACAATATACAATAATGTTATACAAGGCTCGTCGTGGAACTACTTCTTTCATGAATGCATAGCGGTCTCCTTTCTCTCGAAAGTCAATCACAAGGAAATCAAAATCAAACGAGTTGATGGGAAGATTCTTATGGATGTCATCATCGTACTGGACGAGATTAAAAGGCTTAAAGAGGGCAAAATCCGCCTCTGTTAAATCTTTGGTAATACACAAGATGAATTGTTTTTGGGGAGGTTGAACGGGTTGAGGTTGAACTTCAACGGCATCAGCAACAGCAAGAACGGCGGGTAGGGGATTCATTTATTTATTTATCAAGATTAAAAAATAGATGCGTGTTTTTTCATTCCGCCATGTTTGAATGAATCCGTAGAAACCGATGCTTCTTTATCTTGATTTCTCATTTCAGAAACAGGATAATCGGAAGGAAAGCCAGAAAGAATATCTATTTTTTTAATTCTTCCAGCAGGGGAAGGAGATACCAACGATACATTTCTACGTACGGGTAAAGCTGGTGCTGGTTGTGCTGGTTGCGCGTTACGTCTTGCGTGACCTTCACTGATGGCTTCTCTACGATGAGATTCTTTTGCTTGGGATGGACTTAAGAAATCTTCATCACGTGCTGGTCTTGATGGTCTTACACTGGGGGAACGACCACGTTCACGTCCTCGTTCATGCATACGTTCAATTTCAATGGGGACTGGAACTGCATCTTGTCCACGGTTGGGAAAATAATCGACAGGGGTAGCAATGGTATGTTTGGCTTGATGGGGTAAAGGAATATTGTCACGACCACTTGGTTTGAAATAATTCATTGACCCAAATGCATAATCTTCTGCTTCTGGTTCGTATGAATGTTCATTGGCTCGAATTGCTTCGGGGGATTGATACGCTACACCTCCGTGATTTCCACCAAGTTTTGATGGGATTGCTCGTGAAGGTTGAGATGAGATAGATTCAATCCCTCTTGGATTCTCGCTTGTGAAATTAGGAACGCCTCGGCTTGAACCAACTTCAACACGTTCAATGGGTGGATTAGGAATTAAGTTTTGGCCAATCTCAACATGACGAGATGGATAGGCAATGGGATTAGGAACAGCAAAGGTAGATGAAAGAGATACGGAAGGTGAGTTGGCCATAGGACGAGCATTACGTTGAAGCCGTGTCGTATGATTCATTTGGGCATAACGAGATTTAAGCTTATCCGCACCAATGTGAATCTTGATGATGTTTTGATTTACAGGGGCGTGCTTTGCTTTCTTGTGTTTCTTTCCACCTCGTTTATAAAACTCAATATCATCATAGAATGCATTTATTTCGGGACGATGCTTATGGTGTGTCATTTTACATGATAGCAAGATATTTTTTTCATTTCACATATTTGATTTCCGTGAACTTTTTATAATACTTGGCAGGATGATGATACATGTTGATATGAAGGAAACTATATTCTTCCTTGGTCGCATAATCATACAATGCTCGAAGTGCTGTTTCATCACCATTCATTTCTTCCATAAATGAATCCAACTCTTTTTTATTGTCCGTCCGAAAGATACTAATCAAATCCAAGTTGGAACGAATGAGAGGTGGAAGAAAGGTATTCCATTTTTGCAAGAGATAAATATTAGTGATATGACGATGTCGATTCTGTGTGGCTAATTCATTGATGAATTTATTTTGTTTGGATTTAATTAAATGAATACAGTCATCATACACAATGCAATAACTTGGGGTACCCTTTTTCTTTTTGCGTTTCCACTTGTCCTTGTGTTCATCTATCTTGTTCATTATGCTTTGTAAGACTTCAGGCGATAACGTCTCGTAGTACTGTTCACCAATGTCATCAATCAATTCACTTACCTTGGGGTCATTCTTTGCTGTGGGCGAAATAAAGAAAATCAAATTGAAATGTTTAAACCATGGACTTTCCTTTTTCAATAAAAGATTTAAAAGAAGAGAAGTCTTTCCCATTCCTTTACGAGCAAAGATACCATAGTTGCAAGGCTTGAGTGGAAGTGGGGTATCCTCTTTGCATATCTGATTATCAAATGGAACCAATGCTTTTGTTAACTCTGACATTCTTACTGTTCAACAAGATTTTCTTTTTTCATTTTATCTTTGAGCATATCCATATTTTTATTTTTCTTTAATAACTTTTGTTTGATGAGTTCTAATTTTCGAAGCTCTTCTTCCTTTTCTCGTTGTAGTCCCTCTACATCAATTTGTTCCTTGGGAGGCAATGAAGTTAAAATGGGTGTATACGAATCCCAGTCTGGACGAATCACTTCTCGAATGGTAAATGAAAATGACCACGGGATATTTTGCAAGTTGATTGGTGTATAGGTTAAATTGTTGGTCAAGTAAAAGTTAATCGATTGAATCGTATTATCAATAATATAAACTGGTTCGCTCATTTGAAAATAATTAATCCAACTTGATTGCGGGGTGATGATGGGAACCTTGTATACAATGTCAGACACGTCATCTTTCAATACGATGAATTCACGATTACGGAATTGCTTAAAGGACGAACGCACCAATAGATAATTGATGGGGTTCAAGACACAAGGTTGAATCGATACCGACGGATTGGGTAGAGTGCCCGTTGGAAGAATTTGAAAGATGTATGAGTTCGTATATCCAAAGAATCCAGCCGTATAAGGATTTTGATTCGCATTATTAAAATTCAAATAGATATACGCCAATGCTCCAACCGTGGGTGCATTTGTAATATTGATGGTCATGTATCCAGTCGCTTGATTATAGGATGTTGTAAACGCCAATGCGATATTCCATCCAAGACCAACTGCCGTCGCATACAATTGAGTTGTTAATTCCGTCATCAATGTATAAGGCGTATAGTTTCCTTGAGTCAATGTAATGGTACAATTGATTGGTGTGTCACCAGTTTGGCCTCGCATAAAGGTACAATAAATAACATTCAAGTTATCCAAGTTATTCATCTGATAAAAGGTAAATGGAATCTGGACGGAATTAAACATAATTTGAAACATTCCTTTTTTGGATAAGAGATTGATAATCTGGGACAAGTTGAAATTCATATTCGTGTTGGTCCCACTGTTACGTTGAGATGAATTCATATGGAAGGTATACTCCATCACGGTTTGGAGAGCCATGTTTACTGTTCGTTGAGATTATTTTTTTCTTCTTTTGAAATCAAAATAGGTTCCCATGATTGAATAATAATAGGTAAGTGTCCCGTGATTGGACATGGTCTTGTCATAGTCTGCACGTGTTGATACCGTTCATCGCGCACCCCCTCGATATCATCAGCGACTCGGATGTATTGCTTGACTTCTTCTGGATTGATTGCTTTTAAAATTTCGGCTTTGGATGCTCCAACATAAAACTTTTGATTGATGGCCAGTGACATTATTACATATGCAAGATTTTTTTAAAATAATATAATAATACAAATGCCATATTATTATTCCGAAAAAGGAAAACGAATTGATTTATTCAACAAGCGTCCTCGAAACTTATCCATGGGTGGTCTTATTAAAGATGACCCCCGTATTAAAATTAAATCTGAAGATACCATCTCATCATGGTTGGAATACGGCTCGCTTGTTGTTCCCGTCAAAGTGATGAAGAGTGGAATCATGGACCATTACAAGGGATTGATTACTGGACAAAAACAACTTTGTATGAATCAACTCGGAAGAACAATTGTCATGCCAAATGAATTGGTAGTCAATAAAGCTCACGCCTCTGAAGTCGAACGATATTTAGCCAAGCATGGAATTCATTTACCGCTGGATGGTTAATTTTTTTTAATGTTGTTATTGAAAGGAGACGAGTGAAATGATTTATAAATCACTCGACTCATTCACTCGTCTCAACTTTTCT